GGGAGTAAACGACAAAATTGGAGTGGACAAGGAACAGAAGAACGAGGAGGATACTGATAATGCTCCAAAACCTACTAAAGAAGAGGATAGTTGAGGTTCAACCTAACTTATTTGAGGAAGAGAATAATATTTGTTTTATTGATTCTTTTCCATACAATTTACCAAGAGTAGTTTGTGATATTATCTTTGATACTAAAGATGATCCAATTAAACCAGGAGTAAGTTACCATGAAGAATAACGCTGCCACAACTTTTGAACTAGTGGAAGACACTAGCAAGGATCGTGCTATTGTAAACTTCCTTAACAGTAAGGCTTGGGCTATTACTCCTGAAGCTCTTAGTACCATCCAAGAGATTGTAGTTAATCATATGGATGGTGTGGAGGTAAAACTTGCATCTGATTCCACAGCAAAAAGCATTGGTCATATTGGCTATCCTAATGTTGCTGTTATCCCTATCCACGGAACAGTGGCCAAAAAATTGTACGGGTTGGATGCAATATCTGGAGGAACTACTACACAGACTTGGCAAGCACAAATACAGGATGCTCTTAATGATAATTCTATTACTTCTATTGTACTAGATGTTGACTCGCCTGGAGGTACGGTTGACGGTACGAAAGAACTTGCAGACTTTATAGCTAAGGCTAAAGAAGAAAAACCAATTGTAGCATACGCCAACGGACAAATGTGTTCGGCTGCTTATTGGATCGGTTCGGCGGCAAGCAAAATTGTCGCATTTGATACTGCCCAAGTAGGTAGTATTGGTGTTATCATTTCACATAAGGACTTCTCGGCTCGTGAAAAAATGATGGGTGTTAAAACTACCCACATATATGCAGGAAAGTACAAAGCACTTGGATCGCCCTATGAACCGTTGAGTGAGACGAGTGAGAAATACCTTCAGGACTCAGTTGATTACTACTATACCATGTTTGTAGATGCCGTTGCTGGCCAGCGTGGTGTAGATACTAAAACTGTTCTTGAAAAAATGGCAGAAGGTCGTGTGTTTATCGGCGCACAGTCCAGAGAGGTAGGTCTTGTTGACCTAATCGGCAACCTTGAGGACGCAATTAAACTATCCGCACAAGGAGGTAACAAAGTGACTATTCAAGAAGCGGTAAAAGAGTTCGGAGCTACGAACTTGCTTGCTCACTTGGTCACGGCTAACGCTGCTGAACTCCCTCAGCAAGTAGTTGAAGCCTACTCACAGGCTAGTACACCGGTGATGGAAATCCCCGCTGAGTTTCGTGAGTTGATTGAAGGGCTTCAAACACAAGTACAAGCCTTGACCGAAGACAAAACTGTAGCAGAGGCGGCACTCGAAGCAGAGCGTGAGAAAGTTGCGCTTGAGCAAAAAGAGGCCAGAGTTAAAGACACGCTCGCAGAGCTGAACATTGAAGCTACTGACGGGCTTTTCAAGGTTGGTATGGATCTTGATCCTGAAGATTTCCAGGTAATCACTGATCGTATCGCCTCCCTCCAAGCCAAGATAACTGAAGTGTCTGGCGAGCTGTTTGTAGAAACAGAAAACGCAACTTCAGAATCTCCTGACACGGAGGTTCCAAAAGATTTTGATGCAGCTTGTGTCATGGTTGCAAAACGTGACAAGATTGATATCGAAGAAGCAATTAATGTTGCAGCTAAGGAATTCCCTGTGCTAGCAAGTTCTTACAACGAAGGAGGTACTGAATAATGAGCGACCAAGGAAAGGTACTTATTACTATGACAGTCCCCGAATCTGCAGCTTTTTGCACGGCTGTTAGCGGGGCAGGAACCAAGAGCGCATCTCTGCGTGCAGTTGGTCTTATGGCTGACTCTACTGCCGCTGGCGTAACTAAAGGGCCAGTTCAGATTAGTGGTACTGCATTGGGCATTGCTGCTGGAGTAATCACCATTGGTGATCGTCTTAAATCTGACGCAGACGGCAAACTTGCTGTCGTTACTGGCGATGCAACCGATAATGGTCTAACGATGGCAGTTGCTCTTGAAGGTGCTGCAGCGGAAGACATTCTCTTTAATGTCAAGATTCTCTAAGGGAGGTAACATAAGATGGCACTTCAAACAGCACTTAATTCAACCCTGACGAAAGTCGGACTGAAATACATTCAGGATCCGAGCAGCTTTGTCGCAGGTAACATCTTTCCGATGTGTCCTGTAAATAAGTTGTCTGCGACTTTTCCGACTTACGCCAAGGAATACTGGATGAAGAACGAGGCAGAAGTTCGTGTGCCTGGTACTGAGTCTAAAGGTGGTACGCACGCACGTGGTACCGATTCTTACACTTGTGAAGACGTTTCGTTTCACGAAGATGTACCTTTCGAGAATATCGAGAACGATCCTACTCCTCTCAATCCTGAGAAAGCAGCAACTCGTCGTGTTATTCTCAAGATCGCTATCAAGGACGAAGTTGATTTTTCTAATAACTTCATGACTACCAGCGTTTGGGGTACTGATGGTAACCCTTCAGTAGGTTGGGGAACTCCTGCTACTGCAATTCCATTGAATGACATTTCTATTGCTCGTTCTACTGTTAAGAAAAGCACTGGCTTCGATCCTAACACTCTCCTTCTTTCTCGGACAGCTTTTGATGCTCTTACATTCTGTGAGCAGATTACTGATCGACTGAAGTACACTTCCTCTGCTAATGTAACTGAAGGCATCCTGGCTCGGCTGTTTAACATTGACCGTGTTGTTGTTTGTAACACTGTTTATGACTCTGCTAAGTATGGTGCAACTGCTGCTCAAGCTTTCGTAATGGCTGATGTTGCTCTTCTGTTCTATGCTCCTTCCGGCCCAAGTCTGGAAGATCCAAGTGCTGGTTACAACTTTACTTGGACTGGTTATGGCGATCAAGGTTTTGGCGTCCGTCGTTTCTGGTTAGAAAAAGAAATGGCTTATCGTGTTGAGGCTCATCATTATCACGATATGAAGAAAGTCGCTTCTGACCTTGGTTACTTCTTCTCTTCTCCTGTTGCAACTTAACTAGGAGTTAACTCATGAGTATCAACGTCAGCGAAGTTCGTAGTGAAACACAAATCCCTGCCACTATTATCACGGATGATGATATAGAGTATGCGATTGATATGACAGGTGCTAATGGCTTGTATTCAGTTTGCTCTTTCGTCCTTCGTATGGTGTTGCGTAAGTATCGTGGTAGAACAAGGATCAGGATTGGGAATATTTGGGAATCAATAGACCCATCTGAAATACGAGCACTGATACGAGGCTTTGACTCACAGTCTGGTGTCTCTCTTAGTGATGGTATCCAAGAACCTGATCCTTTCTTTACTAGGGATGGAATATAATGCTTCTTACCGAACCACATACAGTAATCTGGTTTACCCAGTCTAAAGACGCTTACGGAACAATTACGGCATCTGCAGAGATCCCATTTAATTGCTTCATAGAGAAACGCACAAGACTAGGGTACAATGATAATCAAGTAATTGAAATAGGTAAAGGTGTTATTTATACAACTACGAACTCGCTGGCGTTTGATACTGGTGACAGACTTATAATAAACAACGAAAACTATATAATCAAATCAGCTCATTGTGCTGAGGGGATTGACGGAGTATTCTCTCATTGGGAATTGACTTATGGCTAAGAATGAGTTTGCCGCAGTAATTGCCAACATAGAGGCGCTTCAAAGGAGGATGGAACGTGCTCCAGACGACATTGCAAGAAGATGCTTGGACTTCACTCTTAACGTGGTTCCGAGACCACCTTGGAATACTGGCCAGTTGCGAAATAGTGGTGTTGCTTATGTTGGTGGGCGTTCAGTCGCACACACTAAAGACATGGTTGGAGCTCCAAAAGGAATTAACCCCAACGGTTGGATGGCAAAAGGAAGAGGGACTGGAAAAGGCGGAGGTACTATATCATCGCCAACCAGAACAAACATTAATAAATTCAAATCTGGAGAGTCAGATGGTGCAATACCGGCTTCTGTACTTGGGACAATTTCAATAGTGTACAATTCTCCTATTGCTGCACTAATGCACGAATGGCCAGGTAAGTTTACAGATGCACAAAGTGGAAAACATTATATTACAGCTAAATTTACTTTATTTAGGGGTGCATTTGCTCTAGTTCTTAAGAAGGTATGGACATGAATATAGCTAAAGATATAGTAACATATATTAATACTAAGACCTCTTTAGTTCTAGGGCAAGATTTATTTTTAGGTTTTCTTCCTCAAGATGATTCTGTTGGTGTCGTAATAGCCGAATCTGGTGGATATGAAAATGAAACCAATATGTTACGAATCAACTTGCAAATAGTGTCAATCGCCGAAGATTACACGACCGCAGAAGCAAAATGCTCAATGGTTTACAACGCATTAGTATACAGCAACGGCTTTACGATAACTTCTGGGTATGTCTTTAATTGTGTGCCCATTAATACCCCAACTTATATTGGGCTAAACGAGCATCAACAAGTTATTATGACTTGTAATATTGCTCTCTACAAAGAGAAATAGGAGGTACATATTATGGCTCTCGAACTTGGACCCTGTCAAGTCGCTTTTGGTACGGCAGGATCAGAAACCGATCTAGGTAAAACTCTTGGTGGTGTTACTATCAAGATTGCTGACGACTCTGTTGATCTTAAGTCTGATCAGTATGGTTCGTCGCCAGAAGATACTATTATCACTGGTACTACCGTTGAAGTTGAACTCTCTCTTGCAGAACTTGGGCTAGCTACGATTGCTACTGCTCTTGGTCAAGAGGTTCTCGGTGCAACTCCTTCAGTCGTACCTGGTGAGAATAAAGTTGGTACTTCTATGCTTGCTGTATCTCAGCAACTGGTACTTACTAAATATGTCTCTGGTGTCCCTTCAACCGCATTAACAGATGTTATTACTTTTCCTGCGGCGGCAATCATGTCGAACGTAGAACTTCCATACGATGGTGAGAATCAGCGTGTGCTTAGAATTACTCTCAAGTGCTTTCCGAAGTCTGTATCTGCTAACTGGGGTACTGCTTCACCGAATGCTAAGGTTGTTTCGTACTACTTTGGCGATGAGACTGTCACTAACGCTTAATAACTTAGGTTGTATATAACCTACACAACAGTTTTAGAAAGGAAATACAATGGCTAAGGTTTTCGAAGGTGGCGCATTTCTTGACAGTCGTGCTGTTGAACTTAAACTGAGTGATGGAGCTTCTTACACTGTTAGGGAGATTATGCCAGAAACAATGGCTAAGATCTCTAAGTTGGAAACTGCTGAAGGTTCCGAGCAGGATTCACAAGCAATGCAAAAAGTTCTGGCTCAAATTTGTAATGTTACTCCTGATAAGTTTAACAAGATTGGCATGGTGGAAATTAAAGGTGCTGTTGATTTTTTGTTAGCGAGCTTGTTCGATATGAAACCTCAGACTTAGATAATGAGTTGCTTAAGAGGATATTCACTATCATGAGTGAGTTTCCCTCTTATTCCGAGCAAGCCTTACTGTTGTTTTCTTCTCAAAAACTAGATTTAGTATACAAGGAGGCTCTCAGACAGAGGGCCTCTAAGTATACAATGATGAGTCAACATATTAACCTTCACAGATATGAACCTACGGTTCAGAAAGAGATTAAAGATTACACGGAGAAACTTTTGCATCCACACTTTATAAGTGAACATAGAGTTGATACTAAAGCAGTTGACGCTGGATGGTCTGCGTTACGAATGAGGCGATGATATGATTAATCTAGGTGGGGCAAAAGTCGATTTTAAGATTGATGGGCTTCAAGATTCTATAAATAAATTATCTGCTGCTGCGAATGCATTTAAAAAAGTTGGAACTGCTACAGTAGAAGTTAAAAAGTATAATCGTGCTTTTGTAGAACTAATGAAGGAGCAAAATAGTGTCATAAAAGAGACTATTGGCAGAGCTACTTCTTATGCTACCGCAGAAAAAAGAGTTACAGCTGCTCTAAAAGAACAATTAGCTGTTGCAAGAAAATTATCAAGAGAGAGAAGTAAAAGGTTTACTGCTACTTCATCAACTCCTGTTGGTGGTGGTTTTTCTGCATTGCCTGGCACTCGTGGAGTTAGTTCTCAGGCTGCGATGAATACTACTGCTACAAGCCTGGAGCGGATGAACGCTACTTTCTATCGTACATTAAATAATATCAGTAATGTATCTTCTAGAGTAACAGCCAAAACAATAAGTCTAGCAAAACAATTTACTAGATTTGCCTTTACAGCTGATCTTGCCGCTACTAAAACAAATCGCTATAAAAGAAGTGTAGATAGTGCAGGAAATGCTACGACTCGCTTCGGTACTAAGCTAACCAATACTGTAAACAAATTAAGTCAAATGTCTGGAACTGGTGATGCTTGGTGGAAACGCTTTGGTGGAGTTGCCGCAGGTTTCTGGATAGCTTATCGTGCTATAAATGCTATTGAAATTGCTATATCTAAACTTACTAGAACATTTGCTAGTGGTGTTCAAGTAATGGATGATTTTAAGAGTGGCACTGCTGTAGTATCTGGTATGCTAGCATTGCTATCTAGTGGTGGTAAAAGTTTTACAGATAGGTTTCAAACATTTAGTGTAGTAATGAATGAAACTATGAGAGAGTCTATGAGACTAGCTCCTACGTTTCAACTTACAATGAATGAAATTGCTGAAGGTTACAAGGAATTAGCGCAGTTTGGTGTTGTTGTAACAAAAGATATGACAGAAAAAACTCTCACCTCTATTGCAATGATTAGAGAAATTGCACATACTGTTGGTAGCTCTTCAAGACAAGTAAGACAGGAAATTCAAAGTTTATTTAATGGGCAAACTCGTGTTACAGATCAGTTTGGTCGTTTTCTTAAGCGTATGCCAGAATTGAAGGCTGCACTATTTGGTATTGCAAAAGCAACTACTGACAATGCGACTAAATGGCAAATGGTAATAGATAAAATGTACGAGTTTAGATACGCAATCGTACAATCTATTACTACTGTTACTGGTCAACTTGGAGTTCTTGAGAATAGTTTAAAAATAATCTCTAGTATGGCACTAGAAAATAGTAATGTTTATGGAAGTTGGGTTGTTTGGCTGGCTCACTTCAATAAACAATTATTTGATGCAGAAGGCAATCTTGGTAAAATGGGTGTAAAAATATATTCTGTATTTTATAGGATGTGGCAATCTATAAGTAGAATCCCTCTTATAATATCAGATATATTAAATTTGTTTGGTAACCTTTCTGATGCATTATCTCCTTTTAGGGCAGTTATTGGTGGTGTCCTAGGAACATTAGCAAAAATGTTTCTTGTTGTATCTGTTTGGAAAATTGCTCTGGGTGGAGCACTTGGCCTCATAAATTTACTTTTATCTCCTCTTAGAACAATCTTTAAATTGTTTGGTCAGATTTTAGGAGCAACTCTTAAATTTGCTGCTGCTTTATTCCCTGCAAATATGACTCTATTTGGTATACTTGCTAAAGTATCACTTTTAACTGTTGGTTTATCTGCTTGGTCACCAATTTTAGTTGGTTTTATGGCAGTATTTGCGAAATTGTTTGATTTATTTGGTGATTTCTTCGATTTCATACAAATAAAAAATAGTGTATGGAATAGATTATTTAATATAGAAGAGTTTGACAGGAAAAAGAAAGAATTAATAGATAAGTGGGAAAGTATGAATCTTACTGATATTTTCCTAGATGCTCATAAATCTGCTACAGATGACTTAATAAGCTTTGGCGCAGATATGGGCAAAAAAGTTGTTGATGATTTGATGGTGATGACTGAGTATGAATTTGATAAGCTCATGGCTTTTGCTAAAGATAAACTCCCTAATCTGTTCAAATCATTTGGCGATATTAACTTTAATGATATGTCTGATGATGCTAAAGCGGCATTATTAGAAATAAATAAATATGTGTTCAATTTAGATAATGGTCTTGGTAAAGATGGCACGAAAACAGAAAAATCCATTGATAAATGGTTAAAACTCATTGAAGATTTCAACACAGAAATAAAAAATGCTCCATTAGATCAATTTAACAGGAAAACAAATGAAATAACTAATAGTTTTTCTAAAATTGGAATAGAACTAGATACCGCTCTTAAAAATATTCCAGCATTAGCTCCTTATGAGAAAGAAATTAGAAGTTTAATGGAGTCTGTTGCTGCTATTAGACAAAAAGAAGTTGAGGCAGAAAGAGAACTCTATAAAATTGCAGGAAGTAGACTTGGACTTGAGGAAAAACTAAGAAGACTACAAGTAGATCATGCAAATTATGCTATAAGAAACCTTGATTTCTATGTTGGACAAAGAAATATTCAAGAAGAACTTATTAAAGCAGAAGAGGCACATCTTCAGATACTATTGAAGAAGCCTCAACGAGATGATAATGCAATAAGATCTCAACTCGATACATTAACTAAGATGAGAGAAGAATTTACTGCTCTTAATCTACAAGTTGATAAATTTAATAGAACTCCTATCGAGTCAATGAAAGATGGTATTAGAAAGTTTGGTCAGGAAGCTGATCAAATGGCTAATAACTTCCAAGAAGCATCTTATAATACTGCTAAAGAGTCTCAAGATGTATTTAAGAGTATTTTCTTTGACAGTATGAAGAACGAACTTAAATCTGCTGGCGATTATTGGCAAGCATTTGCTGATATAGTTTATAATGCTATTGCAGATTTAGCATCTCAGCTAGTTTCTCTTGGGCTTACACAGATCATAACTGGTAGTTTTGGGCCTATGCTTGGATCTAGTATAGGCACGTCTATAGCATCTGCCGGAGCAGGAACACCTGCTAGTGCTTATGGGTCTGCATATGCTGAAGCTCCTGCTCAGTTGAAGTTTGCCAAAGGTGGAATGATTACCGAACCAGTATTTGGATATGGTGCAAACTCTGGTAAGTCATATTCATTTGCTGAAAATGGTCCTGAGAGAGTATTAACTAACGACGAGTCGATGCCTTCTAGTAATCTTAATGTTGCTGTAAATGTTGTTAATCAGACTGGTCAACCAGTTAACGCAAAACAGGGCAAAATGACCTTTGATGGAACTAAGTGGGTTATAGATGTTATTATGAATAAAATGGCTACTGATCCAGGTTTTAGATCAGTAATGAGTGGGAGGTAGGTAATGGCTTTTCCAACACTATCAAGATACCCTCTTGGAGTAGAATTCTCTCGTGAAGATTCTACTATTAGCACTCCATTAGAGGCAGGTTACGAAAATAGGAGGCCTAGACATACTAGAATTAGAAAGACAATTAATGTTGAGTATGATCTATTGCCTACTGGCGACAAGAATGCACTCTTAGCCCATCAAGATATAGTACAACAAAGCACATCTTTTGTATATACTGATAGTAATAATGTAGAGTATACAGTTTATTACATAACTCCGTTTAGATTTGTTGAAGTATACAAAGGGTGGTGGAAATTTGACGTAATATCAATGAGAGAGGTCTAGATGCCAAAAGATTTATCATTAAACCTTATTGCCGCAAAAAATGAGTTAAATCAAGATGATCCTTGGTTAGCATTGCTTGATATTGTTCTTCCTGATGCTACTCACTTACGATTAGTTAATAATACTGAGAATATAACTTTTGGTGGAAATGTATATACTGCTTTTCCATTTAGTCTTGGTGTTAATAAATATGAAAGTAATAGTACAATTCCTGGTATGATACTAGAGATGAGTAATGTTACTGGTGCGCTACAACAATACCTTGAATTTCTTGATGGTGCTGTAGATTCTGACATTACCATTACGATAGTTAATGCAGGATTATTAACTGAGGACTACTCTGAGCTTCAGATAACATTTAAAGTAATATCTACTACTGTAACTTCTACGTGGGCAACCTTCAATCTTGGTGCGCCTAACCCATTACGTCAGAGATACCCATTGTATGTTTACTTAGCTAGTATGTGTAATTGGGTAAGTAACTACAAAGGTGTAGAGTGTGCGTATACTGGAGGTCTTGGTACTTGTGGTGGTACTTGGGATGATTGCGAAGCTAGAGGAAATACTGCCAGATATGGTGGATTTAAGGGATTAAATCAGGAAGGGTTTAAACTTGCTAAATGATTTATTAGGGGCTAAATACGAATTAAATGGTAGAGGTCCAAAATATGACTGCTATGGTCTTGCTATTGAAGTTTGTAATAGATTAAACATCTCCATTCCGTTGTTCCATGACTACACTACTCAAGAATCAATGCATAAAGCAATACTAGCACATAAACACTTGTGTAATAAGTTAGACAAGCCAGAAGATAATTGTATAGTATTGCTTAGAGTCACTTCACGCTATCCAACCCATTTAGGAGTAGTGTTAGATTATCCAAAATTTATCCATGCAATAGAAAAGCGAAATGTTGTAATTGAACGATTGGACTCTCTACTTTGGCGGGAACGCATACAAGGATTTTACAGATGAGCGATTTAAGAATTGTAAGATGCAATAATCCTCTTGACAGAGGGAACAAAGATTATCTAGTAATGGAAACAACTGGTGATCTATTACTATCTAATGTAGTAAAAGATGTGTTCCCTGAAGGTGTTGAGTTTACTACTAGCATAAATGGTCACGTAGTAGAGAAGAAAGATTATTTTACTACTTATGTTCAAGATCGTGATTGTATAGTATGCGTACCATCATTGCATGGTAGTGGTAATGATATGCTTACTATGGTAGCAATGATTGCCTTAGCATATGCAAGTTATGGAATAGGTGCTTATATAGCAGGTGGTTATGCAACAGCAGGTGCTGCTGGAGCTACTGCATTTGGTGTTACAGGTGTTACAGGGACTGGAGTATTTCTTGCAACTGCTGCCGCTTCAGCTACTATGATAATTGGTGGCATGTTGATTAACTCTGTTCTTGGTCCTAAACCACCAAGTCTTAACGTATCTGAATCTTACTCTTGGAATCCAGTCAATACACAAAGACAAGGTATTCCAATACCAATGTGGTATGGTAAACACAAAATAAGCACAGCAAATGTTATTCAAGCTTCTAGAGAAAGTGGTGGAAAAGGAACATCAAAACTTAACGCATTGTACAGTTTGGGTCTTGGCCCAGTAAACAAAGTATACGATATCAAATTAAATGATCAAACTGCTGATATTTATGATAATGCACTAGTATTTACAGCTTTAGGATATCTTAATAAACTCAAGGTTAAGAATATAGAAGAAACAATAGTAGAGTATAATATGGGTCAGGTTTTTGCTGAAGGTTCCCCCATAACTCATACTACTAACTTTGATGATGCTGATGCAATTAGTGCTACATTATTTGCACCGTATGGCTTATATGAAACTAATTCTCAAGGTAAGCAGAATAATATAGTAGTAAAATGGAAGATTGAAATTCAAGCTGTTGGAGATGCAGACTGGGAATCTATTATTACTACTCCATCTGAGGGATCAAGTCTTTTAGCTACTGGTGGATATTGGTCACGTGGATATTATTCTAGTTTCTTAGATGAACATACTTATGTTGAGAATTGGGTAGAGATAGAAACTGTAAATCAGCCTCAGTCTTGGGGAGACAATTTAGTTTCATTCCCTGCTCCTGACTATGTTACACCATACGACTACTGGGATGAAGGACAAAATTTTGTAGGTAATTACTCAGTAAAAACATATTATAGGTGGATAGAGTCTAGTGACACTGTATATGCGATGGATCCTGATTCAATATATACTCACTATACTTTTTCTGATAAAGCAACTAGTGCAATAGGTTTTACTTTTAAGTATGAGCTACCAACTAAATATCAAGACAAGTTTTTAAATATTAGATTTACCAGACTTACTGAAAATGCTGGTAGGGATTCCATAGCTGCGATGAGTATTGAATCTGTATCAGCTATATATAATGACCATTGTACATATCCAAGGAATGTATTAGTTGGTATAACTTCTATTGCTACTAAAGTTCTATCTTCGTCTTTACAAATGACTTGTATGCAGGAAGGTAGATTATGCTATATTTATAACGGTAGTAGTTGGTCATTTGGATATACAACTAATCCTGCTTGGGTTTGTCTTGATATACTTACTCAACCTGTAAATACAGGTGATACTGGCATATCTGATCCATTTAGTCACGTATCCAGATTTGATGGGATGGATATAAGAAGAATTGACTACGCTGCATTTTATGAGTGGGCACAATTCTGTGACCAATCTGTTAATAATGGTCAAGGTGGCACAGAAAAGAGATTTGAATTTAATGGGTGCTTCGATGTTCAAGGAAGTTTGTGGGAGCAGGCTATAAGAGTTGCAGAATACTGTCGTGGCGCTTTAATATGGAAAGGAACTACTGTATCAGTATTTGTAGATAAACCTACTGATGTAACTCAATTATTTACTGTTGGTAACGAGGAACAAGATAGCTTTGAGGAATCTTTTATATCTCTTGAAGAACGTGCCTCTGTAATAGAGGTAGATTTTCTGAATGAGGCGAATGATTACCAAAGAGAGCTAGTTACTATTTACGATGATGAAACAGGGGCTAGCAAGAACAAAGTTACTGTACAACCCATAGGATGTACTAAACAAACTCAAGCATGGAGACTTGCTAGGTTCATGCTTGACAAAAATAGATTTATTTCTCGAACAATTAAGTTTAATGCTGATATTGATGCTATAGCCTGTGTTGTTGGTGATGTTGCTACAGTTCAACATAGCTTTATCACTTGGGGTGATGGTGG